AGCCAAGCGCGTCGCTGACGAAGCCGCCGCAAAGGCTGCCACCGAAGCCGCCGCGAAGGAAAAGGCCGACGCCGAAGCCGCTGTCAAGGCCGCCGAGGAAGCCGAGGCCAAGCGTATCGCCGACGAGAAGAAGGCCGGCAAGCTCACCGACAAGGAATACGAGTTTCTCACCGACGCGCTGAAGCACAAGAAGACCGCGCGCGAGGCCCAGCAGAAGGCCGACGAGCTCGTCGAGCGCGTCAAGGCGTTCGAGGGTCTCGATGCGGCCGCTGTGAAGAAGCTGGTCAAGGATCAGGCTGCCGCGGAGAAGGCTGCCAAGGACGCCGAGCTCAAGGCTGCGGAAGCGGCCGGCGACGTCGAGCGCATCAAGAAGATGATGGGCGAGGAGCATAACAAGGTCGTCAGCGAGCTCCAGGCCAAGCTGGACGAACTCAACGGCGTGGTGAAGACCAAGGACACCACGATCGAGGATCTGACCGTCGGCTCTGCCTTCAGCCAGTCCACCTATATCGCCAACGAGCTCGTGCTCACGCCGCAGATCGCCCGCACCGTCTATTCGGGCCATTTCGACGTGGTCAACGGCAAGGTCGTTCCGTTCGACAAGTCGCGCGGGGAGGCGGGTCGCACCCAGCTCGTCAACGCAACCGGTGCGGCGCTGTCGGTCGACGAAGCCCTGAAGAAGATCGTCGAGGCCTCTCCGGATCGCGATCGCCTGGTGCGTTCGAAGATCGCGGCCGGCGCCGGCTCCAAGACCGAGAAGGGTGGCACCACCACCACCGAAGGCGACGGCCTGCGCGGCATGGCTCGCATCACGGCCGCCCTCGAGGCCGGCGCGCTGAAGAAAAAGCCGGGCGCGAAATAAAAAATCAGTAACGACTTACTTTCTTGTTGGAAGTTATCCAAAGCCGGGGTATTCTATTGTCAGTCAATACTGACTTACGAATTCCCCGGCGTCCTTCAAGGAGTTGTCATGCCGTTGCTCGAGACCGAAGCCAACAAGCTCTCGCAGGAGATGCTTGAGCGTGGGGTGATCGAAGAGATCATCGACCGCGAAGAACTGTTCGCTCTGCTGCCCTTCAAGACGATCGATGGCAAGGCCTACCTCTACAACCGCGAGAACACCCTCTCCGAGGGCGATTTCCTGGATCCCTACGATCCCGTGCCGGAAGGCGCCGCGACCTTCACCGAGGTCACGACCCGTCTGCGCATTCTCGCTGGCGACGTCGACATGGACAAGTTCCTGATCTCGACGCAGTCCGACCACAACCCGCAGCTCGCGATCCAGATCGCTGCCAAAGCCAAGGCGCTCACCCGCAAGCTGAAGCGCACCCTGGTCAACGGCAACAACAGCGTCAATTCCAAGGAATTCGACGGCCTGAAAGTGCTGGTTCCCGCCGAGCAGACCCTGGTCGCCGGCACCAACGGCGCTGCCGTGACGTTCTCGATGCTCGACGAGCTCCGCGATGCGGTTCTCCTCGGCGCCGACTGCTTCATGATGCGCCGGGGCACCTGGCGTGCGATCAAGGCGCTGCTCCGCGGCTTCAACGGCAACGCGGCCGACAGCATCATGATCGAGAACTTCGGTCGTCCGATTCCGGCGATCGACGGTATGCCGGTCATCATCAACGACTTCATCCCGAACAACGAAGTTGTCGGTTCGAACTCGGCCACGACCTCGATCTACGCGGTCAAGCTGGACGAAGCCGTCGGCTTCCACGGCATCGTCGGTGGCGAGGCCGCTGGTCTGAAGGTCGAAGAGATCGGCACGATCCAGAACAAGGACGCCGTTCGCTACCGCGTGAAGTGGTATGTGGGCACGGCCTTGAAGTCGACCCTCTCGGTCGCCCGCCTGTCCGGCGTCACCAACATCTAAGCTTGAATGTAAGTCAGTCTTGACTTATAAGGGGCGGAGTTAATCACTCCGCCCCTCTTGCTGTCTGGAGCACTCATGTCTCGTCCCACCGTTGTCATCGTCGGCGCCGATAAGGGCGGCGTTGGCAAGACCACCGTCACCCGAATCGTCCTCGATCATCTCCGCAACGAAGGCCTCGAATACCGCGCCTTCGATGCAGAGACGCCCAAGGGCAACCTCTCGCGCTTCTTCCCCGATGCCAAGATCGTCGACCTCGAGCATTCCAATGGTCAGATGGACGTGTTCGACGACCTGACCGGCTCGAAGGTCACGGTGATCGACCTGGCTGCGCGCCAGCTCTCGCCGACCCTGAAGCTGCTCGGCGACATCGGCATGCTCGAGGCCGTCCGCGACGGCAAGCTCGACGTCATCGTGTTGCACGTCCTTGGCTCCTCGGTCGCCTCCTTCCAGGAGATCGCGGAGACGGCCGCGGCCATCAAGGGCTCGCGCTACTTCATCGTCACCAACCACATCAACGACACCGAGTATTTCGGCTGGGATGGCGAAGATGCTCAGAAGGCCCTCGGCCTGGCTGAAGCCATCATCAATGTGCCGAAGCTGGACGAGAAGGCTGCCGAACACGTCGAGCAGGCCGCAAAGCCCTTTGCCGACATCGCTCGCGACTACCCTTCGTTCGTGGTCAGGGGCAAGGTCCGGCACTGGCTCGCCGGCAACCTGAATGCGTTCTCGGTCCTGAAGCTCGGTCGATGAGCGGAACGATCGAAATCTACGGCCGCGACGACTGCCGCTTCTGCGCGGCAGCCGTTGCGCTGTGCCAGAAGCACAAGTTGCCGTTCGTCTACCACGATCTGTCCGCGACCGACCCGGCCGCGGGCATTCGCATGGCGGAGCTCATCGAGCGTCTCGGCGACACCCCGCCCAAGACCGTCCCTCAAATCTTCATCGGCGCACACAAGATCGGCGGCTTCGACGATCTCAAGCGTGCGCTTCCCGTCGTCCAGCAGATCCTTTTCGGAGGCTAAAGCCTTGCAGTCTTTCCACATCAAGATCACCCAGCCCGGCTGGGAAACCTTCAACGGCGACTATGCCGGCTACGAGTTCGTCAACGGCGTCTCGGCGCATGCCCTGCCGCGCAACATCTGCGATCGCATCGCGGCGAACGTCGCCACCGAGATCCTCGACGGCGAAGAGAACCTGGGGCAGGGCGGCGTTGCTGCCCGCATCGCGTCCCGGCGCTCGATCGAAGCCACCGTCGGCACGCTCCTGGAGCGGCAGACCGAAGAGGCCAAGGCCGGCGAGCTGCTTCTGGTTCACCAGGACGCCGGCAAGCCGCCGACGCTCGAGTTCTTCACGGAAAGCCAGCTCGAAGGCCTTGCCGAAGCCGGCGGCATCGAGGAGCTGCGCAAGCTCGCCGCGCCCTGGAACGTCAAGCATCGCTCCATTCCCGGTCTGATCGCCCTGATCATCAAGGCTCAGAACAACTTCATCCAGGCCAAGAAGCAGCGCGACGACGACGAGCGCTTCAACCGCGCCGCCGCCCTCGATGCCGCGATGGCTGCGCGCCTGGCTGAAGAGGCCGAATTCATGAAGGGTGCCCGCGTGCTGGCCGACCAGACGCCGAACGCTGTCGGCCCCGACGGCAAGTCGATCCACGTCAAGACCGACGGGGAGCAGGGCTAATGCTGACCGTCCCGGTTGGAACAGATGCGGTTGTCGAGGTCGCTTTCCTCGACAACGACGGTGACCCGGTCACGCCGACCGCGCTTTCCTACGTCGTCAAGGACGCGGAAGGTTCGGAGATCGTTCCGCTCACCACGATTGCGACCCTGACCGGGACGTCCACCGACATCACCGTGCCGAACGGGCTCATCTCGACGCCCGGCGGCTATTCGGTCGAGCTGCTCATCACGGTCGCCAATGGCCAGGTGTTCATCCAGGAGGAGGTCTTCCTGGTCAAGCCGGCCGTGCGGCTCCAGTTCCTGGTCAACACCTTCCAGACCCGCGCGCAGGCGCTCTACACGGCGTCCTCGGTCTCGAACATGATCTCGTGGCTCGGCGCCGGCAAGGACGACCAGGAGGTCGCCCTGATCGAATCGTTCCGCCGGCTGATCCTGCTCAACTACTTCATCCCGTGGCCGGAAGTGCTGGATCTCCAGAACCGCATCGCGCCGCGCTACCAGTCGCACATCACGCCGCGCATGTGGCCGCTGATGACGCCCGAAATCTGGACCATCTACCCCGACTACTTCAAGGAGGCGCTCAACCGCGCCCAGATCATCCAGGCCAACTTCCTGCTGACCCCGAACTCGGCCGCGGATCGCCGGCGCGACGGCGTGTTCTCCGAAAAGATCGGCGAGAGCTCGATCATGTTCAAGAACGGCGTCCGGCCCCTCGACGAAGACACCGTCTGCCGGCCCGCCATGAACGTGCTGGCCCAGTTCCTCAACACCCGGATCACGACCACCCGCTCATGATCGTCACCCAGCTCATGACCACAATGGCCGAGGCCGCAGCCCAGCGCTACGGCCTGCTGGTCGACGGCTGGCAGGCACTCTACGGGCGCGCGCTCGACGACCCGCGCTTCGGGGCGCCGGTGCAGCTCCGCCAGGTGGAAGAGGACGCCTACGCCATGGCCCGCCGCTATCTGGAGGCGGAAGGCACCGAGATTTCCGATGCCATGACTGACATCGCGAGGGAAGCTCTCACAGCGACGCACACAGAGTTGAGCGTCGAAGACAGCGACGAGCTTCCCGACGACGTAGACGAGCACGTCAGCGCGTTTATCGCGCACCTGATGAGCGCGTTGACGATTCAGATCGAGCGCGACATCGCGACCCTGAAGAAGACGCTTCAGCAGACGATTTTGGGCGTGACGCTCGCAGCCAGCGCTCAGCGCCTGCCGCTGCGCACCGCGCTGATCCAGCACCGCATCGCGGTCAATACCGACGTCAAGTTCGATTATGCCGACCGCAGGACCGCGAAATGGTCCTCGCGGCGCTACATCCGCACGATCTGGCGGCACGATCTGCTCGCCCTCTACAACGACGTGGTGCTGATGACGCTCGCAGACGCCGGCATCGACACCGCGCACGTCCGGCACGAAGACCCGTCCGCGGACACCCACGGGCAGCAGATCTCCATGGTCGAGACCACCGAGCTGCCGACGCTCGCCGACATTCGCGACCAGACCTTCCACCCGAACGCCAACGCGATCCTGGCGAGGTATGCCTGATGTTCCGCCCCAACACCACGGGTCTGCTCACCCGCAAGCTCGGTCGCAACATCTACGGCGAGCCGACCTTCTATCCTGCCAAGACGGTGCCCTGCGGCATCGTCGACAATCTCGACCAGCTCGCCAAGACGCCGGTCCGCTCGGACTCGTCGGCGAGCCGCGGCGCGGCCGAGGAAGCAACCGCGGTCGCCAAGATCCTGTTTCCCGCCAATGTCGTGATCGGCAAGGACGACGTGTTCGCCATTCAGGGCCTGACGCTGCGCGCGATCGCCGTCCAGAAGCGCTTCTCGGTCGCCGGCGTGCTCGATCACCTGGAGGTCGATTTCGACATCGCGCCATGAAAGCAGCCATGAAGGTCTACGGGTGCGACGAGCTCGCCACTCTGATGAAGCAGCTTGCGGGGCGCGTGCCCCAGCAGGGCCGCAAGATCATGGACCGCGGCGCCGACAAGATCGTCAAGGAGGCACAGCTCAACGCTCCGGTCGACAAGCATAACCTCGAGGATGCCATCCATAAGGAGAAGTCCTACGAGGATCGCGGCCGCCTGCGCATCGAGATCGTGGTGGGCGGCGAGGTGCGCGGCGTCGACGTCGATCGCTACGCCATGCTGATCCACGAGAACTATGCGGGCATGAAGCCCGGCCCCGGCACGCTCGCCAAGCAGTCGGCCAATCCCGGCCGCGTCATCGGCGAGAAGTTCCTCGAGCGCGCCGTGGACGACCAGATGCCCAAGATCCAGGCCCAGATGTCAGCGGCCATCATTCGCGAACTAGCGGTGTTGAAATGAAGCTCGAAATCCTCGCTCAGATCCTCCAGGACGCCGGCCTCGGCACCATCGGGCAAGACATCTACGTCTATGCCATGCCCGCCGAGG